GTATTCACTTGTGGTTTAGAAATTTTATATGATAATGGTTTTCTATTTCTTCTTGTAAGATTTTTAGTAGAATTATATCTTTGTATCCATCTTTGTAAAGTAGATTTCTTACAATCAAAAATTTTACATGTTTTTCTAATGTTGTCTTTATTTTTCAAATAATATTTTACGGCAGAAATTTTATAATCCTCGCTTTTATGCGTCATTACTATAATAAAAACAGAAAAAACTTACTCATAATTTGTCCCATTTTAAATCTTCAAGGGTGTAAAGTGTTTTGGGTCTGATAAAACAGTATGTAGCAGCGCATCAGATTCAGTATCTTCCAAATATTTTTTATACACAATAATATTTATGTTATATGAAATATTATTGTATTTGTGAATCTCCGAATATTTCTGTTCACCTGTGTTATCCATAGGATTATTATTCATTTTTGATCTATGCTTTTTTGTATTATAACTTATTTGAATTATGATACAAAATATTTCAATTTTTTTACAAAAAGGATTCATATTTTTTTCCATGTACAAATATCATTTTTATTGGATGTAGACATATACATATTTCCATCATTACCAAGCATTTTTTTATTACAATTTATACCTGCTGGATATGGAGGTGATTTTCTGGTTTTATATTTTTTTAATGTCTTACTATGTTTATTTCGTATTTCCATTATAGATATTTGCTTCGGGTTTTTACGTTGTTTTTTAGTTGAGGAACTAAATTTATTTATGAATGAATTAAAAAAGCGCATTATATATATATATACTTAATATTTTATTAATATTTTATTAATATTTTATTAATATTTTATTTATATTTTTATTTTTATAGGTAAAATTATTTTTTCTATAGCAACTGTAACCGTATTTTCTTCTTATAATTGTCCTCGTCGTGAAACAAATATAATTTAAAATTCCTCGCCGAGTAATTTTCAATATCATCGCGTAAAGTCACACGAGAAGCTAATCGCAATTCAGGTAAATATACAATATATTGAAATAGCCCATCATTTCTCACGATTTTATCAAACGCATACCCACCATATTCTTTTTCCATCACTTCAGGTGTTGTCGCGCAATAATGTAATAAAGAACAATCATTCTGAACTTTACGTATAGATCGCATAGTTGCATTAATATAATCAATTTCTTTCAACCAATTATTATAAAAATTCGCAGCATTTTCAGAGAGTTGTATTATCCCACTATTTTGCTGAAATTTAATAATATTTAACAAATCAACTAATCGTCGAATAGGGGATGTAATATGAATATACGCGTCCATTTCAAGCAAATCGTGTGAAATAGGTTCACCATTTTCAACAGAACTTACATCAATATATTGCCCCGATGAACTATTCCAGATTTTAATAAATTTCCCCACATCTTCTGGAATATGTTCAGGAACAGCAAATTCCTTTTTAATAATAGTCGACCTAAAAATACCATTCTTATGTCGTAACAATTCCTTCGCAGAATGATAATTCATTAATATCATTAAATAACATACCACATCGTGACTATTGCGAATATTATTAATATATTTATATTTCACAGATATTTTTCTGGTCAATTCTAGCAATATTTTATAATTATCATTCATAAGTAGGTCCGGTTCTTCATAACAATAATTTTTATATACATTAATTTTACAATTTGAATATTTTATATCGCGAATCGTATTGTCTTCAATAAATACGTCCATTACAAACGCAATTCTAGTGTGGTTTGATTGTAAACTACATAAACAGTCGGATAAAATGGTTGGTAACATCGGACGTTTTCTATCGGGTAAATAAATCGTAGATATGCGTCTGGAAAATGATTCCCATAAATTGAGTACGTCCATCCAGACAGTCACATTCGATATGTATATACTTAACTGTTGTATACCAATATCCAATGTTCTTATACTGAATCCGTCATCAAAATCCACACTTTTATGCGGATCAATTGTGAATACTTTCCACAATTTCTGATCACTTCTATCTTCTATAGAAGGATATTTCGCACTAATATTATCTATAAAATCATTGTGTGGTTTTATTTTTGAATACTCCACTTGCGTTCCTCTAAGAACTGTATTTGTGTCTTTATTGAATTTTTGTATTGACGCATTTAAACTTTTACAATATAGTTGGTATTCGTAAAAATTGTCAAGAATATCAACACACCCGATCATTTGTGTTAACACACCGCGTGGGTGTTTATCATCCCAATGAACATAATTAAATGTGATATAATGATTTGTATATATTTTGGAGAATCCGATATTTTTTATTTCGTATGGTATTAGAAACGCCGGTAGTCGTTTATCATCTGGAATACATTTGTATAATAATTTTCCATTTGGAGCACGACCATATGTCTTATTATTTTTCAAAATAATAACACCCGGAATAGATGTACACGTGCGAATACTTGAATGATGAATCGTTATTAAATTTGTATCAGAATCAAATGAGAATACATCATTGGACAATAATTTATATTCGTCTGGACGTATAGGTAATTCTACATGTTGAAAGTCTGTTGTATTATAATATGTCCAACTTCCATAATTCCGGTCATTGATATGAACCTTATATATCTTCATTTTATTATATGATATGATGATATATGTTCTGTATATAATATTCAATTTTATATTTATATGTATATTTAAGTGTATATTATATTGTATATTATCATATCGTTTTTTTATCTTCTTCTTCTCCTTCTTTTTCTTCAACTTCGTATTTAACCTCTTTCCCAGCTTCTTTTTCAGCTTCTTTACTAGAATCTGAATTTAATATATTCACATCGTGTTTTTTTGTTACATCTCGTTTGACATTCTGTGTTTGTAAAGCGTACAACGCAATGTGAGGCGATATCGCGATATTATTCATGTAAGTTCTATAATTAAAACACGAAATACTAGAATCTTTATTAAATTTAATAGAATACCACCAATACGGAGGAATAAACATACATTTTCCAGTATTCAATGTTATTTCTAAACATTTTATTTTGTCAAAATCCGCTCTGTATTGAGTTTGTACTTGCCACGGATTTACAGGAGAATGAAATTCAAAATTTTCATAATCTCGAATAGGATATAAATATTTTGAACTTTTAGGAGGAGTAAGTTTTATTTGTACACTACCCGAGGTAACCAAGAAAAAATTTCTAAAATTTAATTCGTATCTGAATGGTGTTAACGTATTTTGAGACCCCATCATAATATCATAATTACAATTTGAGACCATACTCGGTCGTAAAAATTCATCATTATATTGGAAATTTTTAATGACTCCTGTCTCTTGAAGAAAATCAGAGTTGCTTTCAGAGAAATATGTCGACGATTTATCTTCATCGAATAATTTAGTGGCTGCGTGTAATGGTAGAGGCATATATAACTCGCTATTACTATTTACACCATCTGATGTATTTCTAATTTTTATTTCAAAAGCATTATAATTATTTTGAATATATGTTTTGTTGGTGGTCTGAACAATTTTTTCATTATCAAAATCAAATATAGTAGGTTGTCTCATTTCAAAAATTTCTTCCAGTTTATCTTTTGAGCCGTCATCGACTTCAAATATTTCTAAATCATCGCTGGTTTTAAGATGATAATTGACGTGAAGGTATATAAATAGAACCAAACAGAATATCAAGAACGCAAATATGATTTTCATTTTCCTAATTAACTAATAAAAAATAATATATTTTTTTTACTATTTATACTCATTACATCAATATACTATCCCTAAACATTCTCAAATTTAGCAAACGGATTTTCTTCTGCTACGGTGTTCAGTCGCTCCCCTTCGGCTCGCTTTAATTCTTCATAATAATTTTTCACTTTTGTATTGATTTTGATTTTTTGCGCATCAAAAGAAGTCATATATAACCCATTTAATGATCTGACCCGTGAAAGAGCTACATAAGTTTGCCCACATTCAAATATTCCACTCCCTACATCTATTTCAGCAGTATCTAATGTGGCGCCCTGCGATTTATGAATGGTTAGAGCCCACGCCAAAATCAACGGTATTTGAGAAATGCCAATTCCAGGTATAGTTTCACTTTCCCACGTATGTCGTTGCATAATCATCTCAACACCATTATTATATTTTACAATTGGCAATCCAGATTGTGTACAAAATCTGGTAACAATTCCTTGACTCCCATTGCATAATTTTAAATCTCTCTCACTATTTTTATTTTTATTACCATCGTTGTCGACAACATCGTCCTTAATATTTACAATACACATTACTTGACACCCAATCTTCAGCGTAATATTTATATCACACGTTACATTTCGTGTTAAATAATCTAATTCAGTTTTAATATCACTGTCGTTATATTGCGATCTAACGTATTTATTTTCTTTTGACATTTCTAGATCGACTAAAGGCTTGATACTGTATGTTTTTTCTTCGCCGATTAAAGCACTCATTTTGGTATTATTTATATATTCCACTTTATTTTTTGTCGGAAACAATTTAGTCGGTTCAAATAATAATCCTTCTTCCGCGGTTCTACCTACATATTGGAGAAGCAACTCGTGTGATTTTCGTTTAATACGTCCTTCCCGTATTTGATTGAGAATATTGCTGTATATGTCATCCGTTTGTCGGAATATTTTTACTAATTGAATTTGGTTCTCCTTTTTGAAAACATCATTCCAGTTATCACTTTCAAAACAAAACCGCATTGAATCCGGATCATCTCTACTACCCACTGGAGGGAGTTGATAAAAATCGCCTGAAAATATGACTTGAATGCCGCCAAACGGACGCGGATTTTTTCTCACGATTCTTCCGATTTTGTCTAGTAAGTCAAATAATTTGAGAGATAACATACTTACTTCGTCTACTATCAACACATTTGTTTCTCTCCAAGATTTTCTTTTGTAATTACTGTGTAATATTTTTGTTATAATTAGATTTTCTGGACCATTCCCTAAACCGATTCCAGCCCAAGAATGAAGTGTTTTTGCTTTACAATTTAATAATATCGCAGCACAACCAGTAAGAGCGCAAACTTGGATTGACGTAGTTTGGGTATTTTTTGGAGAATGTTCTTTTATTTTGCGAATAAGCGCGGATTTCCCTGAACCACCCGGTCCCGTAATAAATATGTTTTCTCCTTGAACATATTTATCAAATGCTTTTTGTTGTTCTATTGATAATTCGTCTGGTATTAATAATTCCATTTGTAATATTAGTATATATAGTATAGTTTATGAAATATATTTATATTCTTTTTTATATTCAATTTTTTCGGGAATCTTTTTTGAAGCGATGCGCTTTGGAGCGAGCCGTAGCCTTAAGCGAAGCAAAAGGCGCCGGTGAGCGAGGGAACTCCGTAGACGTTAGTCGAAGGAGTTAGACCCACACATCTTCTGATTTTATAAATATAGGTCGCTCCGTTCGGGTTCTATTTTGGAGCGATGGAACTCCGGAGACGACTGTCGAAGGAGTTGGTAATTGTGTTATCACTTTATCTTCCCACAATCTTAGAACAAGTATATCGGTAAAATCTTTTTTTAGCCGTCTATCTGTTTGATTCCAATCGTCTACCAAATTATGGTCAGTCATAATTTGATTTGTAATATCAGAACCAAATATATATTCTGTATTATTATAAGCTACTTTACTGTCATACCAAATAGTAATATTTCGATTGTCGTCATAGTCATATTCACACATACCAATATTGTGTTTTTGTCGCATCGCTATATAATTTTATAAATATATAATTATATACTTATAAAATTTTTAAATGGTTTTTCACGATCACAATTTATGCCGATAAAACATCAGGCTTTTCGGTTGATGCTGTTTTTTGTTCCGATATAGCTAATTCAACCTTCTCTTTCAAACTTAGACCTTTGGGTATTTGGACTTGTATATCGGCACTCTGTATGTCGCCACTTTGGATTTCAGAATGTTCAATAGTGGCACATTCAGTATTATCATCCATACAATCATCTAAATTACCTGTGTCATTAAATACAATATCAGATAATTTCTGATTCGTTTCCATAGTAAATGATTGGAGCTTCAACAACAAATCCTTGACTTGAACTACTTCAGCCTTTAAAACATCAACACTGTCATTTAATTTGGAAATGTTTTCTTCCGATTTACTATCGATTATTGTAGTAGAAGACTGTGTAGCAGTAGATAACTTCAATGAATTTAGTTGTTGTTGGTTCTGCATTTGTTGTTGTTGGTTCTGCAATTGTTGTTGCTGATGTTTATCTAAAATAAATTTATGTCCTTTTTCTAAATTATCTAATCTACTAACAATATTTTCAAAAACAGTTACATCAATCATTCGCATATTCTCGTCTGGTTCTAAGTTAGAACTAGAACCAGAACCAGATGGCGAATCTACTGGCATATTTTGAATAAGATTTTCTACACGACCTAAACGCAATGTGATAAGCGCAATAGCATCGGAAATGGACAATCTAGGGTTCATTTGTGGTTGTTGTTGTTGTTGCTGTTGCTGTTGTTGAGATGAACCAGGTCTCATATTTTGTTGGGTCATAGGGGCGGTTTCTGCTCCACCAGCTCGTCGATTTCTTGCTCCAGCATTTGATCTAGCACTACTCATTGATGAAATTTATACACACTTTGTTTTTAATTTATTTACGCGTCTTATAGATTTAATTATTTTTATTTATTTATTTATATTTTCCTAAACAATAAAATTTTAATTTCTATTTATAAATCAAATGGAAAGTTTGGAAGAGACGTCAAAAAATATATCATCGAGAATGGGCTTCTTTAAGCACGTTTTTAATTTTGAAGAAGATTCAAAAGCAGAGATATTTAATTTAATTCAATATTCAACAATAGCTCTTATTCCGGTGGTTATTTTAAATAAAGCAATGCAGAAATATGTTCCTGAAGCCGACGAAGAAAAAGGAAGCTTCGAACTTTTAGCAGAAGTGATGACTCAAATATCTGTAATGTTTATTGGCATTTTATTGATTAACAGAATCATCACATATGTGCCAACATATAGCGGAATTAAATACCCGGATTTTAGTGTCACTTATATCATTTTAGCAGTTTTGGTAATAACAATGAGTCTTCAAACAAAATTGGGAGAGAAGGTTAGCATTTTATTTGATAGAGTAGTCGAATTATGGGATGGAAAGCCAGAAAAGAACACGAAGAAAGGTAAGAAGGGATCTGTGAAAGTGTCACAACCAATTTCGGGACAACAACAAATGCACAGTAGCGACAGTTCATCCCAAATGGCGATGAATCAGTCTCTTTATGGAGGTGGTGGAGGAGAAAATCAAGGAACCACGTCAATAAGTCAATTGCCAATGACATCAGGTGGTCAATCTATGCCCGATTATAATACGATGCATCGAGGTGATAACACGCCATTAGTTGCTGCGGCTTCACCCGGTGACCCGTTTAGTGGGATGATTATGGCAGCGAATGAAGCTTTAGGAGGCAGCGCGTTTGGATCTAATTTCTAAATAAGAAAAAAAACATAAAGATACCTCATTATTTATCTGTATATGGTGTCAACTCCTTTGACAGTCGGCTCCGGAGTTCCATCGCCTCAAAACATTGATAGTTGGAAACAATATTTAACGAGTGAAGATTATGCATATCTATTTCAATACATTGAAAATATAAAAAATGGTATTTCAAATGATAAAATGATTATTTTGGCTGGACCAGATAGAACTGGAAAATCAACGCTTATAAAAAACATATCTTCATATTTAGGTGATGAATTGTGTGGAAATTATCCTATGTCTGGTGAATTCATTTATGATAAAGATATCAAACCGTTGGGATTTTTTTGTGGTATTGATGGAATATCTAAGAGTAAGAAAAACAATCAAGCAATTATAAACTTTATCAAGTATAAACAATCGTTCATTGCTGATACAATTCATATAGAACGAGTAAACACGAAACTTCTTGAATATTCAAAAATTATTATGATGACACATATTTTTTAATGTATCCCTTAAAAATATATTAGATATAATTATATATCTAATATATCTATCCTTAGCCCATACAATACAATGGACATTGAAAAATTATTAAAAGCATTGGACAATGAAGAAAATAAGAAATTATTAAATTTAACCACACAAAAAATAAAAGATATGAAATTAGAGATATTAAAAGAGTTAGACTTACCTAGCACCGTGTTAATTGATTATATGAAAAAATTAAAAGACTACATGTATGTTGATGAAATGGACGAATTACGACACGGTGCATTTATCCGTTGGATAGTTTTAAGCGATCCCAATAATTTATTTTTAACACCTGGAGGTATTATATGCGAAATAAAAGTGACCGATACTGGTATGGCGGTTGTATGTAAAAATTACGCACATAAACATTTTCATATTAAAATAGAAGAGTGTCTCATATTTCAAAAAATGAGTAGCCAAGAACAAGTGTTGTTGTCAGCATTGGATCATTTGGCTAAATAATATTTTATTGATTCAGTAAAAGATAATAGCCGTGATACCCTATAGAAGCCATACCCAACATTAGTAATATTTCAAACGCGTATCTAGGCGTGTCCGTTTTGTTATATCCGATATACATCAATAATGGTCCAATAAGTATGATGTGTATGTAATTGACCCACGGGTTTTGTTTTGAAATTAGTTTGATATATGTCTTATAACAATGATACAGTATTATGATAAGTCCGAGTCCTACCATAACTGGATACATAAATGATGGTATATTTTTTTGCGAAATACCAATATACAAAAAGAGACCACCGACAAATAGAATATGAAATACGCGTACAAATAATCTGGGATTTGAAATCATTGTGTATAATATAATATATAATATAGTTATATAATATAATATATAAAAAATGGGATTTGATTACAACAATACACAAGTTGTACAAAGTGGTGGAAAACGTTTTGTGCGTAAAGTTTCCATCAAAAATGGTAAAGGTCACAAAAGTGTGAAATATTATAAGAATGGAAGAATGGTTTCCACTGTTAAAAAAGGATTAAATCCAGTTGAAGTCGGGTTCATTAAAATCGGTAAATTTATCCCTGGATTATTTAAGGACTGTCCGTGTAATAAAACTAAAAAACACAGAAAATAGAAAATATTCTTTCTTATTCGTGTAAAATCCATTTTTTAGTAACAACCGCGTCTACACTTTCTAGTGCGCCTTGTGTCCATCCCTGATTTTTACTAATCATCTCTCCCACTACAAGCATTCCTGCCATAGGATGTTGAGCCGTCTTAATAAATTCATTTCGATTTTTATATGGTCCACGTAAAGGTTCATAATAATGAGTGCCAATCGGCCAATAATAATCCGAGATTGCGTTCAAATGAAGTGTTCCGACAGGTATTCCGAGAGATAATTCCAATAATTCGCAAAATATATTTCTATTTTCAGGAGTATTTTCTAAATATTTTTTCAAAGATATAGCGTCTTCATTATCGGTATACGCAATCATATACACACCCTTTTCAGTATCCATCGGTATAATTTTCTTAAGAGGTCCTGGAACAATCGTTTGTCCTGTCACTAATTGTTTCATAATTGATGCAGATGCTTTAGAAAATTTACCGTATACACGTAAAAAAGTTTGCCCATGGATTTGCTGATAAATACTGTTTTTATTAGCTGCGCCAGGAACAATTTTCAATACACTTTTAATCGTTGTTGCAATAATAACTTTATTGCAAGAATATGTAGGACCCTGATCTGTATGAATTACAAAATTATATGGTGATAACGTATCAATTTTTGAAACCGTGTTTGATGTTTTTATATTATGTAATCCGATTTTTTTCGTAATCGTGTCAATAAGTGTTTTCCATTGAATCCTAAGACCTGTCCAATCTCCATAATTATCTTCAAATCCATAATTGTATAACGTGTCATATACGTCTTCATTTTCGTAATCGGTATATCCAGAACATATTGTGAATTGTTTATACGTGTCAACACCTAAAATACCAGTAGCAAATTCCTTGAAAGTTTTTTTCTGGCTCGTCATCGCCGGCACCGATTTTTTATATTCGGATTTCAATAACATTAGTGTTTTTTTTACATTACACATAGGTTGAATAGTTGGTGCGTAATTGTGTGAAACTTGACAATCAGAATATGGTATTTTTAGTTCTTTTAATAAGTCAATCAATAAATAATCTTTTTCTTTTCGACCCACCCCAGCACCAGTCACAACTTGAACACCTTGAAATATTTCATTACTTATACGTCCACCCAACCATTTTTTTTTATAGCTTTCTAAAACTAGAATTTTACAATAGGGAGACATTTTTTGAATATTGTATGCGCTGTAAAGTCCGGCTATACCACCACCAATTATAATTATATCATACCGATTATTTGATTGTTGTATCGATGTCATTATTTATTATTATTATTATTACTATACATATGAAAATATAAAAATTTCATATATATATTAGATATTCCTTTGGAGGAAAACTGAGTTAATAGCCGAAGTTTTCTGAGGGAACTCCGTAGTTATAGCCGAAGGAGTTCGGCTATTATCTATGTTTTTTTCCAAAACTTTTCTTTTTTGATTTTTTTCTTTTCTTTTTTGTAGTTTTTCTTCTTTTTTTTGTAGTTTGGAGCGACCCGTAGCCGAAGGCGCCGGGGAGCGATTGGAATCCGGAGACGACTGTCGAAGGATTCTTTCTATGAGGTATTACACCACCATTTTGTAAATCAATAGATTCTATTTCGGGATGATTCTCCCACCAATCTTTTATTTCTTTATATAGTTCTCTAACATCTGGTTGTTTTCTCATATAGGATGATTTTGTTCCTATACCAAAAAATTTAAAGCGGGTAATAATACCTTTTTCACCAAGCTTAACTAAATTGGTTTTAAGATCAAACACTTCAAGAGTTTTAGGATTGTCTATAATGTCTTTTATGCGTGTAAACAAAGTATTTCTTTTTTGTGTTAACTCTTCGGATAATGTTACTTTATTAAGTATAGTTGTACGTGCTATTGATATTTCAGTCGGGCTAAGTTCTTCAGTTGGAGCATTATTGTTGTATAAACCTGATATATAATTATTAATATTTTCAGTCACACTGGTTAAATAACTAGAAACTTCTTCATCTAAATGATTATTATTAACTTCTAGTTTTATAGCATTTATTAATTTTCTAAAATCAGTAGTATCTCCATAATATAAATGATCATCTGTTGTTGGAGAATTATAATATTTTGTTAATCCAAAATCGTGTATAACTGGTGTACCATTAAAATCAAGTAACACATTTCCACAATGCAAATCATTATGAATTATATTATATTCTCGCATGATTTTTATTGAGTCAATAATTGAATTTAATAGGATTTTCCATTCAACCACATTATTTTTTATGTTTTGTAATGTACCACAAAAATCAATATTTTTACATCTATTTTGTAAAACAACATTGTTATCTGGAATAAGTATATTATTATTTATAAACGATAATAAATCACCCCAATATAATCTACTAACAATAATATCACAAATAAAAGATTGATTAAATAATGAATTAGTTGTATTGTAGTTTATTACATTTTCATATATTTGTTGATGTTTTTGTATTTTAGTTGCTAAATCTCTATTAGTGTCAGACGCATTTGTCGACGCATTTGTTGACGCATTTGTCGATATGTTTTTAATATACCAATCATTAACTGGGATACTAATTATACTGTTAGATTGGTATACGCCTCCAATGAGTGTTAAATTAATATTATTTGCTTGGAAAAATACGAGTGCAAATTTGGTATTATCTATATTAGATAATTTTTCTGAAAAAAATAATTCATTTGTATTATCAATATATCTTTCAGTATAAGGCAATATTTTTAATGCATAACATTGTATGACTTCAGTGCCATCAATTATGGCATTAATTGTAAGTTTAAAAACAAATCCAGCATCAGAAGGACTACCTATTATATTGATGCTAAACCCCTCCGTTTTGCTTGTGTAGTTTTGTAAATACTTTATTAGATAATTATTTAAATAAGCGTAAACTAGAGGTAATTGTGTTTCATCATTTACGAAACATATTGATTGGGTTTGTTCCCATGTATTACCAGCCTTAAGAGATGATTCCATTATGATAATATATATATATAATAAAATATCTATATATTTTTATTATATTTGTTTTATTGGAGTGAAGTGAAATGCGAAATGCGACTGAACTCAGTAGTTATAGCCGAAGGAGTTATCTTACTTTACGGGTTTTTCTACCAATTAATAGAGTACCTCTTTTATTTTTGGTAAAAGATATATTCCTACCCTTTCGACACTTAAATTTACCACGAGTCAACCCTTTTCGCTTAAGTACCGTTCTTGAACAAATACCAATTGCGCGAGCTTCATTTTTAGGTCCGCCTACTTTTTTAATACACGCACATAATTTAAGAGCGAGAATATCTTCTGCGCGTTTTTTCAATTCTTGTTTATTTTTTGGAATATTGATATCATAATAATTCAGTATTTTTGTATAATCCGAATCGGTTACTTTGAATGACATTTTTTATTATTGTTGTTATTATAGATATATATAATATTTTTTTTTATTTAGAAAAATCATCATAATAAATACTATATGGATATAGATATAGATATAGATAGAAAAAACGATTTACTACCGATACCCATACCAAAACAGATATTCCAAACGCATAAATCTCACGAGTATATCAAGCAAAATCCAGATATAAAAAACGCATTGAATTCGTGGAGACGATTTGTTCCTGAATTCGGATATTTTTTTTATACAAATGAACTATGTGAGAATTTTATGAAAAATGAAATGGGTGGAGAAATATATGACGCATATATAAAATTACCTATGGCTGTAATGAAAGCCGATCTTTGGCGATATTGCGTCATATACAAATATGGCGGCATATATGCTGACGCAGACACTGTGTGTAAATATAATCCGAATATTTTATTAAAACACGGGGCTCTATTAGTTATAGTTCCCGAAAATAGCACACATTTATGTAATTGGGTTTTCGCTGCTCCTAAAAATTCACCTATATTAAAAAGTGTGATAGATTTATCAGTCAAACGAATTTTAAATATATCAGTATTCAAAGGGGAGCATATAATACATCATTTGACCGGCCCAGGCGTATTTACAGATGGAATAGAAGCGTATTTGGAACAAAACGGGAAACCGACATTTACAGATAAAAAGAAATATTACATGTATCCCGATCCGTCATTAATTGTATTTGATGGATATGTATTTCATAATAAAATAGTCCAGCATTTATTTGCTGGGCAAAAACCAGATGGATGGTGTAAAGAACGATATAATAAATTGATGTAATAAATTGATGTAATAAATTGATGGATAATAAACTATCTATCTGCTATATATTTTTCGCTGTGACCATAATGCGCTATAATGATTCACTTTCTGGTATTTGTCCTGTTCATTATAGTAATCATTATACATTTTTAAAATAGCAATATTTTTATACAGAATAAATTTACTATTATTGGAACGATTCCATAAATGCGTCAATGATATTTTTGATTTGTCAGAGCTAGATAACATTTTTGCGAGTAAACCGGGGCCGGTTGGGTCTAAACAACTTGAACCATAATATCGATTCGATACATTTTCAACGATTCGATTAATGCATTTTAATAGTATTTCATTTTTTGGAAGACATACTAAAAGAGCATTATAAATAGAACCTCCATCTACATCTAATACAAAGTGTTCGGCTTCAGTTAATTCGATAAATTTAAATTGATTCACACAACAATATTTAATGTCTAAATAAATCCCTCCGTTGATATATAACACACAATATCGCCACAAATCTGCCTTATATGCGCCGGGTACTAAAGAGTCAAACGCAAACAATATATCTTTACTAAAATGTGTCTGAATGAAATTTCTACAATCATTATCATCAAATAAAAAATGTTCAAATCGAGGATGTTGAACTTTCATTTTATCCACGGCGGATTTCATAAGTGGTGGTAAATTTTTGGTATGCCATGTCTGATATATTTTTAAAGGAATAATACTATTATAATCTTGCTTTTTGAACTGATTATAAAAATGTATCCTTTTGTTTTGTCTTTGTATTATTTCTAAACTATTCCTTATTTTTGCAATTTTGGCTTCTTTTGTAAGTGGAATATAATCATTATTTATTCTGCCAGACAACATTGTATGTATAAACTACACTATTATAATAAAATCGGTAAAATAACTATTTTTTATTTTCCTATTTTTTTAAATATGTTTATATATTAGATGACAATATCTTCAAAAATAGTCGTATTTGATGTAGATGAAACATTAGGATATTTTGTTGAATTTGGTATATTTTGGAATTCAATAATTGCCTATAAAATACATCAAAAAATAAATTATGAATTAACACAAAATGATTTCAATAAAATACTCGATTTATATCCAGAATTTATACGACCAAATATAATATCCATATTAAATTATCTAAAACACAAAAAAATGTCGAAAGAATGTAGCGGGGTAATGATTTATACCAACAATCAAGGACCGAAACAATGGGTAATGAATATTAAAGAGTATTTTGAGCATAAAATTAAATATAATTTATTTAATCATATTATTGCGGCATTTAAAGTGAATGGAAAACACGTAGAATTATGTAGAACATCACACGATAAATCATATGGCGATTTTATAAAATGTTCGAAAATACCACACAATGTCCAGATATGTTATTTAGATGATACGTATTATCCTGAAATGAACGCAGAAAATGTGTATTATATTAAAGTTAAACCGTATACACACGATTTGTCGTTTGATGACATGATTCATAAATTTGTGAATAGTGAATATGGTGAAACATTAATATCAAATAAAAAAGATTTTATTGAATTTATGAAAGCATATATTAGTAAATATAAATTTATATATGTTAATAAACCACCAAAGGAATATGATGTGGATAAAATTATAACAAAAAAAATAATGGTGCATTTACAAAGTTTTTTTAGTAAAAAATTTCAAATAAAATATAAACATCATAATATTACAAATAAATCAAGGACACATTCGTCGTCGTCTAAAAAAAATAAAACGGCGAAACTCCACCACTGACGCTCGAAAAATCTTACATATCCGACCGATAATCCGCGATAGCATCGCGAATATAGGAACGTAATTCAGTTGCGTAACTCAATAATATTTGATTTACTATGGTGGTTGTAAATATAAATATTCCCGCAGTGAAAGCAACTTTACGATCTAGATCTGTAAAGGTAATATGTCTAAATGGATTAAAACGCAATAATAAAAATAAACTTACATAAATTCTCACGTAATAGTCAACATTTGCCAGGTATGTTGCCGCGTTTGGATAAACACCCAAAACAATAAGAGCACCACACGTATACGAAAATATAATGATAATATTAAATATTAGATTTTGGAAACTGTATATTGATTTGGAAAACATTCGATATTATATTATATTACTATGATAAAAATATTTTCAAAACAATAAAAATAATAACAATAAAAATAATAACAATAAAAATAATAACAATAAAAATAATATTAATATTATATAATATCCGATATAATAATGGCAACAAACGGTGTGTTTAGTGATAATAAATGTGCTTCTCAAAAAACAAATTCTATAAATGAACGAATCTATACTAGAAATATTCCATCTCAACAACTACAGCCATATTTAAACGTACGACCAGTTATGACAAAATATTCTATTATGCCTATTGTTGATCCAAGAGCTCCCATTAAAACTCCAATGACTCAATTGCCAGTGTATAACTCATATAATACTTTTAATCCAGGAAATACACAATCTCCTTGGTCTGGATTCGCATCAAATATCAATAAAGAATCTGAATTAAGAAATCAAATATTTGCATTACAAAAATGTAGTCAAGCCGTATATGTCCCAAATAGTGACAGCGATTTATACCAATTTGGATTTACATCCACCAAGAAAAGTGAACAACCATTTCCTGGATTATTTCAAGATGAACGTTTTAACACATTTAATCCAAATCCAGAAAATTTAGGCAATGTAACTTTCAATAATTGTACTAGACAACAACTTAAGGCATTTGGCGACAAAACTGACTCGTATTGTAACTAGAACTCATTCGGCTACCGTCTACGGGTCGCTCCAAACTAAAAAAAATTATCAAACATAATTGTAGATGTCTGATAATTTCATTTCCGAAATAACACTTGAATATTTAATGAATAAGGATCAATATGCAAAATATATATTGAATAAATCGAATAATGGTTCTAGTTCTAGTTCTAGTTCTAGTTCTAATATCATTCGCAAAGACAAAAAATTTTATAAAAAACGCATATATGACCTAACAAAACAATTAATAAATAATGAAAAACCAGAAGGAATCTATTCAGGAATTATAGACACTTTTGAATTATACACGAAAATATGTATAGAATATTTTAAAACTTTAGATAAAACAGATATTATTCAAGAAGATTATAATGGACTTATAACTGATGTGTCACATAACGCAGGAGTTCATGCGCTTCAAAACGCCCAAAATACAGAAGAAGCGAATAAATTAATGATGCGTTTAGTTAAAATAACCGAACCAAATTCCCTTGAAAAACTTGTGAAAAGAACAATGATCAAAAATGTGGACGCAAAACCGAATATCCCCCCAAAACAAAAAGAGATAAATTTAAAAGACCCTATTTTGAAGAATAAAGGAATTCGTAAAAAGAAAAATATCACTAATAAATATGACGAAACAAAAATCCCGGAAAAATAATACAAAAAGGACAAGGACAAAAAGCACAAAAAATACAAAAAGCACAAAGACAAAAAATAATAAAACTGTGAAAATTGTAACAACTAGTGCGAATTCTCTAGATAAATCTATTAAAAAAAGTTTTAATGTAATAAAATTAAAATGCAGCCCTAAAACACAACAAAAAGATTACACATGTTTAGAAGATGACACATTGTACAAATTGAAAGAGTTATGGAACGCGCGACATCCAGAGTCAACTATTAAGACAAACGATTCAAAGGAAATATGGGAAATACTAAATGTGAAAATGAACAATGTATGCAATAAGGAGTCGTGTTGGTTAAAACAAAAATTCGTGGATGGTAAATTGGATAAAGAATTAACAAACTCTTTTGCGCCAGTATCACCTAAGGAATGGAAAAAAAATCCAAATGAATGGCTTTCCAGTACAGATATATTAGACGTGATGAAACAATATGAACGCGCTTATAAATGTTTTGATTTTATTGGTCCAAGTCCAATAGATTTTGATACAAAGAAAATATACGGAGAATGTGTTTGGGAGGAATTGTGTCATTTTAATTTAGAAGATGAAATTAAAAACGGGAAATTTAAGATAGGTGTTATCTTCAATACAGATCCACATAATAAACCGGGGAGTCATTGGATTTCTCTCTTTATTAATATTAAAAAAGGGACAATATTTTTCTTTGATAGTGCTGGAGATAAAATTCCTAAAAAAATAATGAACCTTGTAACACGAGTTACGAAACAAGGTAAAAATTTGGAACAACCTATCATTTTTAATTTTGACCAAAATTATCCAGTGGAACATCAGTATAGTGACACTGAATGTGGTATTTATTCATTATATTTTATTGCGCACATGTTGGAAGATAAAATAAATGCTCATTATTTAAAGACACATATATTGAAGGATAAATATATGGAAAAATTCCGTAAGGTTTATTTTAACGCTTCGTTATAACATTTTTCAAATAAAATATATAAATACTATTTTGTAGTATGTGTATATTGTATGTCTATTCCAGATTTTATATCAAATGAAAATGTGGAAATGATTTGGGAAATTATTATTGATACTGATTTGATTAAATCGAAACAAAATATAAATGTTCAACAAATGAGGCAGTATTTTATTGAAAAAACAAAGTTGTTTTATGACAATGAAAAAAATACGTATCAAAATTTAACGCAAATGAATAAGAGCTTTATTTCATTGATTGTTAAAGATATCCAACAAATTTTGGAAAAATCTTCTTATCGTCAGCATCCACCCCCGGCTATTGTAACAGCACAAGATATTCAAGCAGAGAGAAAAAACACATTTGATAAAAATTTAAATCAGAAACAGGAGGAATTTATGGCTGCAATGTCCGTACCGGTTCCTGAGGTCCCCAAATTTAATGATAAAATGGACGAGCCTATTGGAGGTAATATGGCTGAATTAATTTCTAGAACGTTGGCGCAACGTAATTTTGAAATGGATCAAATACATAAAAATACAAATAAATCGGATGTTGAAAACTGGTTAAAACCGGCTGAAACATCTATTAAAAATGATACATCCGCACACGCACAACCGAAACTAGAAAACTTCACTAACGTTCCGTATTCTGGGTCTCGTTCCGCACCGTCACATCCCCTACAACTACAAATGCCTTCACAACAGCAACAGCAACATCAACAACAACAACAGCAATACCAATATCAACAACCAGTAAAATATATTAAAATTGGTGAAAATTTGGATGAAAATGTAGTTATTAAAAATAATATGGTCGATTTAAATGTTTCACCAACACAACAATCTGGACATAAAAATACACTAAAAAAAGTTTTATCGTGGGATAAAAATAGCCCAGAATTTATTATTCAAAAAGATAATATTGAAATGAATATTCATGAAGACACAATGTTTTCAGAATACTCCACTATGCGTTCCGATCAGTCACATCCCATAGATAATATTTTTGCAAAGTTGAAACCATTATATAAACCCGCGTTAGAAACAGAATACTCCACTAGCGTCCCGTATACAACTACGCGTTCCGCACCGTCACATCCCCTAGAAACAGATAATATAACATTAAATAATTTAAAATCAGAAATGACAACGATGAATAATAAGATTGATTTTATAACTGAACAATTATCTCGACTTTTGGAACCGAAGAAGTTGTAAATAAATAAAAAATTGAAACATTTTTTGATGTAATACTTATATACATCAAAAAATAAATTATAATAATTTCAAATTAATTAAAATGGGAAACTGTATGTCTGAAGAACAAATGCGTCGACGGAATGAACAAGAAAACACACAATTACAAGAAAGAGCATTAGCGTTATATCATTATCGGGAAAAACAATATAATTTCTATATTCACGGATCATTTGATCAATATATGCGTCAGATTGCGGGTCAATATGAGCTGGATTGTTTGCCAGATTATGTTACACACGGAGCAAACGCAGAAATGTAAATAATAACCCAAAAAATAAACAAAAAAAATAAACAAAAAAATTCACTATACCTTTTTCAACACTTGTTCACCGCGTTGATTCGTTTCAAGAGTTGCAACAAGCATCGGCTCTATTCGCGGGTTTTCCAATGCTTGTTTATACGTATCCATATCATATAAATTATACAAGTCCTTATTTACTTGCCTAGAAATATATGTTTTCCCGCGTATAGTAGTCTCCACACCACGCCATTCTATTATTTTTTTATTTATTTTTGCTGTCACATCTATTTCATCTTTTGAAATATTCGGATTATATGCGAATTTGTCAGCAGACGGTTGTCCAAATGACAAACAATGTAGTTGTTCTTTAGAACCCTGTTTAGAATAAATCGCACAATCAATAGACGCCTCTTTTATTGCGGTTAAAAACTTTTCACTGAGTTCTTCTTTGATTGTTGATATTTCGAACAAACATTCATCACTTGTCAATGGTATATTATCCACATCTTCTTTATCCGGACGAATTTTGTATTTTCGTTTACTTAAATCTTTGCGTTTTAACTCGATGGACGCATCACTTTTTATTTGTTCTGGAGTAAAAGACATTAAGTACACAAACACCTCAACCGTTTGTAATGCTACAGGTAAATTTTTATGAGAACATATACGACGGGCTCTTCCTATCACTTGTTGACTTCTCACAGGGTGCCAGTAGGGTTCAGTTAAATGAACATATCGCGTATTACGTAAATTGATTCCTTCTGAACCAGAACTGGTGATCATCAACACTTTTATGATTTCTCCCATATCATTGTTATTCGCAATCTCTTTTAGTTGAGCCGTAATGGGTGATTTCAAATCCCAATCACCATTATAAATATTACGAATAATTTCCTTTTCTTCTGAACTTTCTGTCCCGGTATACAGAGCAAACGTCGGTTTCCCCATATCTTCTTCACTGATATCTAAATTCCACGTGCCACTTGGATCTTTTTTTATTTTAAATTGCGTAAACCCATTTTGTTCCATCACCATTTTAAAAATACCAATTCCTTCGAGAGAACGAAATTGTGAGTACACTAAATGAAGCCCGCGATGTTCTGCGTCTTGTATATTTTCTAACATTTGTAAAAACTTTGGACCATATGTTTTTAATCCTTCTGGGCTCAAATATTCACTCGCGTGTTCTTTCAATAATTGTAGTGCGGTTTGAATACGTTTTTCGTATGTTTTATCGGCGATTTTTTCAATGATTTGATCTCCCTCTTGTTCACCACTCCAATCATCGCCTTCCAAATCATTTGATCCTTTTTTGGCCGTTTCTTTTAATACATCTCCATATATTTCTTCCATTTGTGCGCCCGTTTCCTTTTCTCGATCTTCAATAGGCAACGGGCGACCACCGATTTCCTTTGGCATTACATAATTACAATATAAACGTGAGAAAATACGATAAGTGGAACTGGGATCCTTATAAATACCATTTACATCAGGCGCACCCTTTTTCTTTTTAGAATCCTTTTCTTGTTTTCGTTCTTGTTGTCGCGCGGCCTCATATACCGTAAATTGATAATCGCTCATTGGAATTTTAACCACGTGGTAATCGGTCAATTTATCATATTTCGGTAATAACCCTTCTTGTTGACTTCTGAAATAAGAAGTTAACCCCATAATACGTCTTTTAAATAGTTCCGCGTTTTTTATATTTCCTGTGCTAGGTTCAATATACCAATTTATAAAATCATCCAATTTATCTGGTAGAGCTTTAAATAGTTCAATTTTAATACCTGTGGGAAAAACCTCAATCCCATTATTGTTTAATATACTAATCACTCTTCTCTCAAAATCATTATCGTTTATTTCACCCACATTTTGTTGTACTATTTTTCCAGACTGGTCGCGAAATTCTTTTGGTTTATTTGTAACGCCGTGGTAGCCGCTATCTTGTTTGATTTTATTTTCAAATCCAAAAGGGTTGCGTGTAACTGTAAGTTTTTTACTTGCTGCGGAATATTCGAAATAATCCAATACTTTTTCCTTCATAAAAATATCTTGTAGTTTTTCTTTTGTGACTGGTTGTCCTGATTTAATATCCAGCGGAATTTCCCACGATTTAATATAACCGCGCAATATATTAAAAAGTATTGCTAATTCATTTGGGTTATTTATATATGGACTACCAGTCAATAAAACAACTCGCGCGTTTTGTGCGCTTAATAAAAATTCATACAATACTAGGGCCATTGCGTATGGAACGTGATCTTTTTTGCCTTTTTTATCTACCGGAATTTCCTTTTCTTTTGCGATTTTATTTACAATTCTACTAACAAAATTATGGGCTTCATCAATAATGATAACGGAATCATCGAAAATATTGGTTTCAAAGTTATTTGTCATTTCTTTTAATTTATCGCGACGTAACCCGTTATAATTAATGAATTTATATTTGGCTTGTATCATCTCATCTATTTGATCATTTAACCCTTTTAATTGCGTTTGATCAAGCGTATCATAATTACTTGGTTTTGTATAGTTCACCAACCACGCTCCTTTATTTTTGGTAATGTATTCAACAGATAAATTCAAAATACTTGATAATGTATCCATTGCTTCCGGATGTTCTTTTGTAGAAATCCATTGCCAAAATTGATTTTTTTTATAAAGAGGGTCACCGCATTTTTTAAGTTCTTCCATAAAATTGCGTCGTAATGATGCTGGGGTCATTACAATCACTTTTTTACTATTTTTTAGACCTTCAGCAATAGCAATAGAAGTGCACGTTTTACCTGTACCTAAACCAAAGTAGAGCAAAAGTCCTCTATAAGGTGTGTATAAATTCAAATAATCGCGAACTAATTTTTGATGTGTCAACAATTTAAAATCACCTGAGTCTTGCCCAAGACTTTCGCAGGTAATTTGTGTTTTATCGTCTAACACCTCATCACGATATGGCTCAAAAACGGAATTAATAAAATTAATAAATTTTTCGCGGTTATTCATAAAGTAACTGGAAACTTTGATATTTACTTTTTGTTCTTTGGGGGGCAATCGTGCGATCACTGATTTATTATCAATATCGACCCATTCTTCTGGTGCTAATATAGAGATTCCCTTAATATGTTTTTTGGTGCGACGTCCCTTTGGTTTTTCTTCTAGTACCTTTTTTTCAGCTTCTTCTCCTTCTCCTTCTCCTTCTATTATCCTTTTTTCTTCTTTTTCTTCTAATTCTTTTCCTTCTTCTAATTCCTCAATAATCAACTTTATTTTTTTAGCGCTTTTTTTCACCTTTTTCTTCGGCGACTCTATTTGTTCTGGTTCTTCTAATATTTTAGGTGCTTCTTGGAACATCTGAACTCCTGTAGCTGAAGGAGTTGGAGACAATTTAACAGTGGATTTTATAGTAATCTTGCTAAGTTTTTTATCTTCTAATCGTTTCATTAATTCTTTAATATCAAATTGAGTATCACGTTTATCAGTCACAGTAACTTTACTAATTTTGACTTTTTCAGGCGCATTCGGAGCAACATATGTAGACGGGATAACACTTATAGGTTTAAATTCATCGACAATTGGTTTTATTCTTAATTTATCTTTTAATGAGTCTAATGGATTCATTTACCTATAATATCTATATAGTTAAAATATATTAAACTTTTTTGTATCTAATCCAACCAAACCAAACCAAAATAAAATAAAATAAAATCTATAAATTCGGAATAAAATTTGGACTAAATAGACAGTTTATTAAGCGCTTCATTACACGCAATTTGTTCTGCTTTCCGCTTAATTTTATGTGTTCCTTCACCTAAAAATAAAAATATTTTTCCGTGCGTTTCAATATAATCTTGCACTGCTTGGAATGTTTTCAAATGATTAATATGAATTGAATTATTATGAGTGCAATTATACACGTGTTGTCCTACACATAAATAAACACCCATTCTGAAACCATTCTCAATGTCGTGTTCTATTTCTAAATAATGTGGAGTCACTTTGAACTCTTTTTGTATTTTCACTTGAAGTATATTTTTATAATTATCATCGTTTTGAATGAGAGCAATCCAATCAATATGTTTTTCAAAAATATTCTCAATAAATATTTGAGCCATTTGGAATCCTGGACCCGTTACAAAAATATTTTTAAACCACCCATCATCATCAGTCACCTTTATTTTATTAACGTCTAAAAAAAGCGCACCAATAAAGGCTTCAAATAAACAACCCATTTTTTTTAAATTATTGCGAATATTTTTTTCTTCTGCGTGTTTCGATAAAATAAGCCATTTATTTAGACGCATTTCAATTGCGATTTTTCCAATTGCTTCATTTTTCACAATGGCTATTTTTTTCTCGGTCATAAATCCTTCGTTCTCTTTAGGAAAACGGCGATATAAATAATATTTAGTAACTAGTTCCAATACACCATCTCCTAAGAACTCTAGACGTTCATTTGATTTTGTACTTAGTGGCATACAATCTGCTGGTTTTTCTACAATTGTAATATTTTGGCAGGCGTTCTCCAGATGCGGTCTTTTCGTGTATGAACGATGAACAAATGCTCGCTTGTATAAATTAATATTATCTATAATCCCAGGAACCCCGTATTTAGTGAGAATAGATTGAACTTCATTCAATGTAATCTCCACATTTAAGGAATTATATGGGTTGAATATTAATCCGTCTTCCCCTTTAATTATATCGTCGTCGTGCATTATATTCTTATCTAATTGGTCCATATCGTATCGTACTTATATATAAATCTAGTAAATTATATTTATATCATTTATTAATATTATATATGGGTTTTCAAAAAAAAATATAATTTCTTTATAAAAAATAAAAAATAAAAAATAAAAAATAATATTAAGAGTATATATAAAATGGCATTAATCGTAGGTCACAATGGTCCATCAAGTTATGCGGGTACAATTGCTAATAGAACCGGGCAAAGTGGAGGGTCTGTCGGTGGTGTTAAAAAGGCGGGAACCGTTCAATATGGCCCCACCTGGACTCGTGGAAATATGGGGAATTATTTGAGTCGTGCTCCCCAAGGATGCTGTAATAACACTGTTATCTTTGCTATTACTCACACCACCAGACACCCTGTTCAAAGACGCAGAAACGGATATGCCGTTGGTCGTGGTCAAATGTAAATACATACACATACACATACACAAAAACAAAAAGATCGCAAAAAACAAAAATATAATATAACAAAAAAATAATTTAATAACTATATGGTATATTAAATTATCAAAATGAAAATTAAAATCGACAACCGTGAACACGAGTTAATTCGTATGTGTAAATACTATTTGAGTATAAGTCCAATCTATAAAGATATCGAACTTGTTGTAGAGGTATTACCTTTAGGCGATATAATAATTTGTGATGATAAAGAGGAGAAACTCATAATTGAGAGAAAAAGCTTAAGTGATTTGTCATCAAGTATAAAAGATGGTAGGTATGAAGAACAATCATATCGTTTAAATGGATTAAACCACCATAATCATAATATTATTTATTTGATTGAGGGTGACATGAATCGATTGAACTTATTTAAGGATCGTATTGATAAAACCACATTATATTCAGCAATGCTTTCTCTCAACTACTATAAAGGGTTTTCAGTATTAAGATCATATAATACAGAGGAAACTGCTCTAATAATTTGTAATATGGCTTATAAAATTAAAAAATCTGAGGAAACTGATGGGAAACGTGCGTTTTATTCGAATCAACGTGTCGTTACAACCGTAATTGATGCGAGTGTAAATGATATGACAACGCCTTCAGATAACGCTTCCGGAGTTCCCTCGCTTGAAAATGATGTGGAACCGAATTATTGTAGCGTCATCAAAAAAGTGAAAAAGGAAAATATTACGGTTGAAAATATTGGAGAAATTATGTTATGTCAAATCCCCGGTATTAGTTCAGTGAGCGCAATTGCTGTTATGACGCAATATAAAACAATACAAAATCTCATTTTAAAATTGAAAGAAGATGACTCGTGTTTAACAAATGTTACATATACAAATACAAAAAATCAAGTTCGAAAAATAAATAAAACAGTTATTAGTAATATTAAAAAGTTTTTGACAAATGCTTGAAAACAATACAAGTTTCAAAATCATATTTTTATTTATCATAATATATAAGATAAAGATACAATGAACGAAGATATGTTGAAAATAATAGGAATTCTTGTTATTGTTATTTTTTTAATATATTTAGCAACAAAATCGATAAAATTACATTTAAATGTAATGGAAGGATTGACGATGCCTTCCTTATCTTCCACCCCCGACTCAAATAGTGATATTGCAAAATTCGCAGAAACATATAAAGTCGCTACAATTAAAATGCAAGATACACTTTTATTAAGTAAATATAAAACAGATTATGAGAATTTGATTGTGAATATGGATGATTTTGTCAAATTACAAATAGTAACATTGGTGTCGACCGGTAAATTTGATGAAGCTACAAAATTTTTCAGTTATATACCAATGTTAGAAAGCGCAATGAAGACTATTGATAGCACAAAATAAACTCCTTCGACTAACGTCTACGGAGTTCCCTCGCTCACCGGCGCCTTTTGCTGCGCTTAAGGCTACGGCTCGCTCCAAATATTATGTAATATACATTTGAATATATTACATAATATAAAATGTTTTTTATACGCGAATCATCACTTCATTACCAGCATAATATCCCTTATCAACTAAGGATTGAGTATAATCACCGCCTCCCCAATTTGGATCCATTGGGTCAGGACTATGTAACAAATGTTCTTGATCTTCATTCATTTTATCCAAAGGAGTAGTGGTACCAACATAAAATGACGTAGTGTCATAACTCGGCATTGAATTTGTATTATATGGTTGGTCATTACGAGTCGCGTCAACTAAAAGTGTTGGGTTTGGTTTTTTTAATTGCCCTGTAAATTGTGATTGATTTTGGTCAAGTGGAAGTGTAGGGTTTTGTGTGGGTGTTAATCCTGGTATTTGTGTAGGTATTTGTGATTGATTTGCCAATGAAGGTGGTAATCCTCCTTGCATATCATCTACTCCGGGGCGAATTTTATATACTGCTTCACCTTGTGCGTCATAAGTCTTTTGTAAATATAATACAGGACATATAACCCCTTTACTGCGTTGCCATTCAGTAAATTCAACATAATCTTCTAAATTATCAAACTCGATTGGATTTACTCCGGGAACTTTTGCAAGTTTTGAATTAGATAAATAAAATCTCTTACCTTTTTGAATTAATATATCGGGGCAAGTGGGTGTTGATTTATTTGAATTTTGAGCTGAATTTTCATATCCTTCCATAAAAGACCCAGTCATATAAAAATATAACCCAGATAAAAATATAGCTATTAATATTGCGGTGAAATACATCATTATATATATTAGATTGTGATAAATATAATGTCGAAAAAATAAAAATAAAATTATTATTTTTATCTTTTTTAATTTCTGTATAAAATATATAATATATAATATTATGGTGAAGCGAATAAATATAAACACCGTTGATGAATCCGATGCTGAAGATAAAATTACACAATTTACAAATGGTGTAAAAGATGGTAAACATATTTTTTTATTTTTATTTATGGATGGATGTGGTCCGTGTAATTCAACAAAAGAAAATTGGAAAAATATATTGGGTGAAAATGGAACATTAGATAAAAAACATATAGATAATGATGATATAATTGTGGCGCAGATAAATAAGGATCTATTTGAAAAATTAGGGAATATCGGCCATTCACCTTCCGGATTTCCTAGTTTACGTTATATTAGAAATAATGGAAAAAATAAGTTGTTTGTAGAAGAATATGAAAATAGTGGTATTAAACCAATAGATAGAAGCGCGGAATCATTCGCTGTGTGGATTGAGTCAAAAATAAAAAGAATGAAAGGTTCAAAAGCTTCTCGTGGAGGATCTAAGAAATATAAGAAATCTAAGAAATCTAAGAAATCTAAGAAATCTAAGAAAAGTAGGAAGACAAGGAAGACAAGGAAGACAAAAAAGAATAGGAAAAGATACTGGAGTGAGCCGAAGCCGTAGGCGCCGGTGAGCGACTGAACTCCGGAAGCGTTAGCTGAAGGAGTTTGAATCCATATACGGTGGTTGGGTCACGCCCTCTAAAGTAATGATAGTCGTGTAAATAGTTTTATCATATTTTTTTCATTTTCACGAATTTCGTTATTATTGTCTATTTGTTTATACATTTTGGTATAATGCTTTACGCAGGTAATAATAATAGAAATTAGCGAATGTTTATTACATCGAATATCCTCTTTTTTTTTTTTCATAAAATACGACAAATCTTTTGGATAATATTTACAATCTTCAATATAATATTTTATTTTTTTATAATTCCCCCCATCCTTATTCAAATAAGTAGTCAATATTTTTTTTGTATATTTAATACACGAATATAACCGCTTAATAGTCAAATTATCATTTGGAAGTAATGATAATTTGTTATCTACAAATTCAGGTGTGTATTTTGACCGCAAACAACTCAATCTAGTATTTGTATCTATAAAACTCATAATATATATCTGAATATCATCTGGTAACACAGCCAATTTTTTTTCATAATTTTGCTTCAAAAATTGTTTGTAATAAATTTCCTTATTTATTTTCTCAAGTTCATCTGCACTGTGATTCTTATTCTTATTCTGTTTAAGGAGTTGAATTTCTCTTAGTTTTTTCTCACACTTCTTTTTTGAAAACATTTTTTGGAACGTAAGTTGATGCGACATCCGACGAAATTTGAAATTTGTGTATTTTATTTGTTCTTTATATTATTTAGAATAATAGTAAATCAATTTTTTTAAATATTTTTTACAAACTACTCACATAGAGATTAAGGCCTAGTCGCTCCAAAAAATATAAAAATAAAATTGAATTTAAATATTATACAGTATACTATGTAACAACTAATAATATGGAACGTATCTTTAAAGTATTTGATTTCAATATATATAATAAAAAGACTGACGACAATAGTAGTGAAGATGAAGATACAAAATGTCGTCAGGATAATAATAAATTCTTAATCCAGATGTATGGTATAAATGAGGAAGGGAAGTCGTGTTCCATTATAGTAGAAAATTTTAAACCATTCTTTTATGTAAAAGTCGAGGATGATTGGACCCAGTATACTAAAACCACATTTCTTGACTTTATTAAAAAAAGAATAGGCGCGTATTATGAAAATTCAATATGCGACTGTAAAATAATTAAACGCAAAAAATTATACGGGTTTGACGGTGGAAAAGAGCATAAATTTATATTATTTCGCTTCAATAATACACAAACATTTAATAAGGTAAAAAATTTATGGTATGGAGATGACTATAAATTATTAGAAAATGGATTCAATTATAAAGGCACAAAAACATATTTATATGAATCGAATATTCCCCCGCTACTACGGTTCTTTCATATAAAGGATATTAGTCCTTCTGGCTGGGTCGCGTTACCAAATAAAAAAACGGTTGAAAATACCATAGACAAAAAAACCAATTGTGATTATGAATTCACGATTGATGAAAAAAATATAATCCCATTGAATGATTTGGAGAGACGTGTTCCATACAAAATATGCAGTTTTGATATTGAAGCATCAAGTAGTCACGGTGATTTTCCAGTACCAATTAAATCGTATAAAAAGTTGGTTACCAATATTATGGAATATATCGAAAAAATGAAAATAGAGTTGACTCCAGTAATATGCACTAGTTTATTAAAAAGAATGGTATTAACTGCGTTTGGATATGATAATATGGTGGAGATAGAGTTGGTTTACCCCAAAAAAAAACCAAAGAGTAAAGAGGATGTTATTTTAATGATAGATAAATGGTTGACTATTCCTGTAAGAAATATGGAAAATATAGAAGAATATAATAATCAATTGACAATTGAACGAATATTTGAAAATATGAATGAAGTGAATGAAAAAGTGAAAAAATATAACAATAATAATGATGACAACGGAGATGAAAATGGAGACAACGAAGACAACGGAAACAATGATGATGATGATGAAAATGGAGACAATGATGTAGACGATTTAGATGATGATTACAATAAATATGTTAAACACAATCTTATAACCTCGCGTCAAACCTCGCACCAAAAACCAAAGACAAAAACAAATACAATTGTAGATATTTTATGTGATAAAAAAATCGAAAGAGACTTTAAATTAACTGAAATAAATTTAGCATTTGTTTCGTGTTTTCCGCAATTAGAGGGAGATAAAGTAACATTTATCGGTTCTACATTTTTAAGAGCGGGTGACACGGAGCCATATTTGAACCATTGTGTTGTATTGAATACGTGTGGAACTGTTCCGGTTGAAAATGCCGAAATTGAAACATATACAACTGAGGCGGATTTATTACTCGCGTGGAAAAATATAATTCAAAAAGAAAACCCGGATATTATTATTGGATACAATATATTTGGGTTTGATTATGAATTTATGTTTCGGCGTGCGGAAGAAAACAACTGTGTAACTGAGTTTTTAAAATTATCTAAAAATAGTAATGAAATATGTGGCACATTTGACCACACACTTGGTAAATATAAAATAGAAGAAAGCACTCTTAGCATTGCGAGTGGTCAACACGATTTAAAATATATCAAAATGGCGGGTCGTATTCAAATTGATTTATATAATTATTTTCGTCGTGAAGAAAATCTAACATCATATAAACTAGATTATGTTGCGGGTTATTTTATAGGCGATTATGTTAAAAAAATAGAATATGATGACATATCAAGTGAAAGCACGTTTTATTTAAATAATTTAATGGGACTGCTTCCAGGTAGTTATGTTCATTTTGAAGAGATTGGACATTCCACTGATTACTATAATGACGGTGAAAAGTTTCAAATTAAAACGGTAAATAAACATATGGGAACCGTGACTATTACCGCCAAAATAACTCCTGATATGAATAAAAAGGTAAAGTTGTGTTTGGCAAAAGATGATGTAACACCAAAAGATATTTTTAGAATGACAAATGGCACAGCGGATGACCGTGCGATCATTGCGAAATATTGTATTCAGGATTGTAATTTGGTGCATTATTTGATGAATAAAATCGATGTCCTTACAGGATTTATAGAAATGGCGAAAATTTGTAGTGTTCCTATTAGTTTCTTAGTATTAAGAGGACAGGGTATTAAATTGACGTCTTATGTCGCGAAAAAATGCCGTGAAAAACGCACATTGATGCCCGTCTTAGAAAAGAGTGAAAACAATGATGGATATGAAGGCGCCATTGTTTTAGACCCGAAATGTGATTTATATATGGATAATCCAGTTGCGTGTGTTGATTACGCGTCATTGTATCCATCATCGATGATGAGTGAGAACATTTCACACGATAGTAAAATATGGACGAAAGAATATAATTTACAAGGTGCTCTAATATGCGAAACTGGTGATCAAAACGAAGCAGGTGACTTTATATATGATAATTTACCCGGATACGAATATGTTAATATTACATATGATACTTTTAAATACGTACGAAATACCCCAAGTGCTGCAGCAAAAAAAATCAAATGTGGTTCAAAAATATGTAGGTTTGCACAATTTCCCGATGGTGCGCGCGCTATTATGCCATCTATTTTGGAAGAGTTATTACTCGCGAGAAAAACAACCCGGAAAATGATTCCATTAGAGACGGATGAATTTATGAAAAATGTGTTAGATAAAAGACAGACTGGTTATAAATTAACCGCGAATTCATTGTATGGGCAATGTGGAGCTAAAACGAGTACATTTTATGATAAAGATATTGCTGCGTCTACCACAGCAACAGGTCGTCTTCTTCTAACATACGCAAAAAAAATAATAGAAGAAACATATGGAAATAGAATTTGTGAAACGAACAAATATGGACCAGTCTTAACAAAAGCGGAATATATATATGGTGACAGTGTGGCAAATTATACTCCGGTTTACATTAGATCAAATGGAATTATTGGAGTTTGTACAATTGAAGATTTGGCAATTAAATTTGGACGAGGTAATTGGATAAAATGTTCAGAACCAGGAAAAGAAGAAAAAGAGGTATGTGAGTTAAAAAATGTTAAAACTTGGACAGATAAAGGATGGTCACATTTATATAGAGTTATTAGACATAAATTGGCTCCACATAAAAAAATGATGCGAATTGTAACACATACTGGATTAGTAGATGTAACAGACGATCATTCATTATTAACGAATGATGGAATAGAAATATCCCCAAAAGATGTAAAAATTGGAACAAAATTATTACATCATTCCCAACCAATTAATAATACTAACTTAGATGATTTATTTCAAGAGAACAGGTCTTTTAGTGACCAATTAAAAGCAGCAACTTTTATGCTAAATTGTACATATAATGGTATATGTATGAATATTGAAATGATAAATGATAAATATGTTATAAATATATTAGACAATATAATAAATCCAACAGAAATTAAACAAATTACACAAATTCCATATGATGGATATGTATATGATTTAACAACAGACAATCACCATTTTGCTGCCGGTATTGGAAATATGATAGTTCATAATACAGATTCAGTATTCTTTACATTTAATCTAGCTACTCCAGCAGGTGAACCTATTCGTGGAAAGCAAGCATTAGAAATTACAATTGAACTTGCACAAGAAGCAGGACATTTAGCATCTAGTTTCTTGAAAGGTCCACACGATTTAGAATATGAGAAGACATTTATGCCGTTTTGTTTGCTGTCGAAAAAACGGTATGTAGGAATGTTATATGAGCACGACCCGAATAAATGTAAACGTAAAGAGATGGGAATTGTATTGAAACGACGAGACAATGCTCCGATTGTGAAAGATATATATGGTGGGATTATTGATATATTAATGAAACAACAGGATATCAAAAAGGCTACCGAGTTTTTAAAATCTTGTTTGACAAATATAGTAAATGAAAATTATTCTGTAGATAAATTAATCATTACAAAATCATTACGTTCTGGATATAAAAAACCCCAACAAATTGCGCACAAAGTATTGGCTGATAGAATTACATCACGTGATCCTGGAAATAAACCGAGTTCTGGAGATAGAATTGCGTTTTGTTATATACACAATACGAATAAAAAGGCACTTCAAGGTGAAAAAATAGAGACGTTGGCTTTTATAAATGATAATAAATTAAAAATAGACTATTCATTTTATATTACAAACCAGATTATGAAACCGGTTCAACAGTTATTTGCTCTGGTATTAGAAAAAATATGGGAAATGCAGAATAAAAAAGGTAAAATAGTCAAATTTAAAAGAGATGTACAGATTTTGCAAGAAAATACAGATCCAGACAAATTTGATGATAAATTAGAAACGCTTAGAAATAAAGAAATAAAATTATTATTATTTGACGAGTTTTTAAGAAAAACGAACAATCAAAAAGAATGTAACCAACCATTGACAAAGTTTTTCGGTAAAAAATGATTATAATTATTTATGTTGTATATTTTGTATGTTGTATATTTTGTATGTTGTATATTTTGTATATTTTGTATTTTTTGTATTTGTATATTTTGTTTTTTTAATCACGTCTTGTTATAAGTTTTGATGAAATCCAAATTCCAAATAAAACCCACATTGAATCTAGTGTATTGGCTCCAGTATAAATAGCCCATCTTAATGCTTTACAATGAGGAGAACTTATCAATAACGGAGATAATAGTATTCCAATAATAGTGTACGGGGTACAAAAACGTTTATAAAGATAAATGGATATATACTGAATAAATACCCAGATAAAATATATAACAGTCGCGTTATAAACAAACATCAAATAACATTTAATTTTATCGACCATATTATTGAATGTTACATATGATGATGATATAGGTTCATCGTCTAATTCATTATCTGAAATATTGCTAATCGATTTTTCATTACATTTATTACGTTTTGATAACATTTCTAGTGCGAGTATTGATAATATTGTACATAACAATTATAATTTCAATTTTTTTAGAATTATCTAAAAAATAATATAATTTATCTAATAATTATATTATTTTATTTTTTCTTATCTTCTTACACTACCACTTTGAATTACAACATCATTACCAGATGTATCAATAGTATAATTTCCCAAATTTATATTCATAGAACCTAATTGTGGAAATAAACTATTTAAAATACTTTCGGTCATATCAGAAAAAGCATCCATTAATTCATTATCCGACATATCAAATGGTCTTGTTCCGTCTGATTCAGACCTTAAATGATGTGGTGTTTCTTCTTCTTTAGTTTCTTCCTCTTCTTCATCTTCTTCTTTTGTTTCTTCTTTCGTTTCTTCTTCTTTTGTTTCTTCTTCTTTTGTTTCCTCTTTCGTTTCTTCTTCTCTTGCCGCGCGAGGTACAACCCGAGGTGTATGACGATAATTTCTAATATCATACCTACATACAGGACATCTCACGTTTGAATTAAACCACTCATTAATATTTACAGAATTGAAATTATGTCGGCATTCTAAAATTTGTGTAACATTATTAGAATTATTAAATCTTTCTAGCGTTATTGGACAACTGTTATTAAGCGGGTCTTCAATATCACCAAATCTAATAATTCTGGTCGCTATGTCTATTTGACGTTGCGACGGTCTTACTGGTACATTGCTATAAAAATTTTGTAAAATATTTAAATAATCTAATGGAGCTGTTGCTGTTGTTGTTGCCGATGCGGATGCTGATGCTGTATTGTTTGTATTAAATCTCAATAAATCTATTAAATAAGTACGACCATTTAATTCTATTCTCTCATTTGTATGTTCATAAGGAAGATTATTATGTGTTGATGGAACTCCGTAGTTAATAGTCGAAGGAGTTTGTCTACTTCGTCTACGATTTTGATTATTAGAATTAGAATTAGTATTAGTATTATGGATATTACTCGAATTCCTTCGGCTACCACCTACAGCGTCGGCTCTCTCCAAATTTGAGTTATGATACGAGTTGTTTCTTCTATTATTATTATTAGTATTAGAAGTTGTATTTTGGGACGACATGTAGTCAAATGCACTTGGTAGCGATGTATTAGCTGAAGAATTTGTTTGAGGAAATGTATTATATGAACGATTATTATTATTCATATTATTTGTATTATTCATATTTGATATTCCTGTTATAGAATCAATATTCCTTCTATTAATTTGCTGTGTTTCTTGTAAAGAATCTATTTGCCGTTGCGTAGTGTTATAAAAACCAAGATACATTTCTAATAATAATCGTTGATCTTCACCAAGCCATAAATTGTTATTATTATTATTTGACATATATACTATATATAATTATATTTATATTATTTCAAACGCGTTTAAATATAAATTGATAGTAAACATAAGTAAAAATAATATGGATATCGAAATTTATAAAGGCAAAGGTTTAACCGGGCTAGCAAATTTAGGAAATACGTGTTTTGTTAATTCGTGTATTCAAGTATTATCTCATACATACGAGTTAAATAATTTTTTAAATAAAAAAGCATATAAACAAAGATTAAATAATGTATATGACACAGCATTACTTATTGAATGGGATAATTTACGCACTCTAATGTGGAGTGAAAATTGTATTATTTCTCCAGGTAAATTTATAAAAACAATTCAAAAATTAGCACAACTTAAAGGGGTAGATATTTTTACTGGGTTCGCACAGAACGATTTACCGGAATTTTTATTATTTGTGATTAATAGTTTCCATACAAGTTTATCTAGACACGTAAATATGGATATTAATGGAAGCGCAGCTAATAGCACAGATGAAATGGCAGTTAAATGTTTTGAAATGATTAAAAATATGTATTCAAAGGAATATTCCGAAATATGGAATATGTTTTATGGTATTCATATTTCACAGATAATTTCATTAGAAACGGGTGAGGTATTAAGCTCTGCGCCCGAACCATATTTTATGATAAATCTTTCATTACCGTCGACTGATAATAAGAATCCATCGTTGATAGATTGTTTTGATTTATATGTAGAAGGAGAATTGTTAAATGGCGAAAACGCATGGTATAATGAAAAAACACAGAAAAAACAAGAAATTCAAAAAAAAATAACGTATTGGAGTTTACCGAATATATTGGTGATAGATATTAAGCGATTTAATGCACGAAATCAAAAAAATCAAATTTTGGTATCATTTCCTTTAGAAAATTTAGATTTAACAAAATATGTAGTAGGATATAAGAAAGAAAGCTATATTTATGATTTATATGGTATATGTAATCATAGTGGAGGCGTAAATGGTGGACATTATACCGCGTTTGTTAAAAAC